TGCCTTATCTCTTGTATTCTCTTCTATCTTCTCTAGTAGACCAGTTTGCTTTGCGGTTTCTCTGGCAGTTTCAACCTGTTGTTCTACTGTTACAGATTCCTTCTTGCCCTTTCCCGTTACCTCATTAAGAGTTTGTTTTGTTGTCTTATCAACCTCATCTAATGTTTCTTCGATCTTTTCCTTCGCCTTCTTTTCTGCATTGGACTTTCTTAATTCTTCCAGAACTTCCTTAAGCGTTTTCCCATTAGCAATATCTTGCTCTGCCTGCTTTAACTTAAGACCTTCGGCAGCACCCATCTTCTGTGAGTCTTTAATTTCATTCACTTCTTTTTTGCAAGCGGTCTCATTGCATCGCTTCAATTCAGCGATTACATCAGCCAATGTCTTCCCATTAGCAATATCTTGCTCTGCCTGCTTTAACTTAAGACCTTCGGCAGCACCCATCTGTTTCTTTTGTGCCATGTTATTTCCTTTATTGGCTAAGTCGCTTGCGTTCTTCTTCTAAGTGTTCCATCAACATCCCAATATAAACTTCCCTCTCGAATGGCATCATGTTCTCAATATCCGACAATTGATACTTGTGATGTTGCATGAGAAAGAAGTTCATCTTGAGATGGTTTTTCAAAGAATCATTAGACAAGCATATTAGAAAAAACTGTCGATTCCTCTCAGAACCTGTTTATGATGAAACTTACACACGGGGCAATCGAATTCAATTTCCTTTTCCAGCTTTGGAATGGTCTTAAAGAAGTCTTCAATCTTCTTGAATTGATTTTCGTTTAGAGATTCCATAAAGGTAGTTAACTCTTCCTTACTAGACTCCGATGCCTTATAGACTCCATTTTCATCATAGATGGTATCAACACAAGCAATAGCCAAATCAAATAGAGTCTCTACGTCATAGGTTGAGATAGATTCTAGGGTATTTACTTCTGTAATGCCGGGGTACTTCATCTTAACACCAATTGTATCCGTCAACTGAATGTCGCTCTTGTTGTCTGGATTGAATACAACAGCAAGTTTAGTGAGATCAAGATTGACCTTAATCTTTGCTTTAGGATCACCACATTCAAGACAGGAGAATACAAGCTCAGAAATTTCGCCTGTTGATCGTGCCCTTAGTTGAGTGAAGATGTATTCAATGTCAAAGAGTGCAAGAGTTGTCATATCAATCTTGTCGAATAGACAGGTTTTGATAACCTCTACAAGAGAATTGAACATTACATGTTGATCTTCTGAGTGCTGGGCTATAAGCAGTGCCTTCTGTTCCTTTACTAGAAAGGGACGATACTTAACCTTTTGCTTTGTGCTCGGGATTACTAGCTCAAATACTGGACTTGTTAAAACTGGTAGTGCCATATTATTCACCTTTCTTCATGTTGGTTATCATTTTTGCTAATTCGGCAGTCGAACCTACGAAAATGCTATTGTTGGTTACTGTTGGTGCGACTTCCTTTGGTCCTTCAATGGACTGTTTCTTTTTGTGTATATCAAGCAGTTGATGGTTTATATCCGCCAACTGTTTCATTATGTTCCCCACCACTTCAAAAGCCCGGGGATGTTCTGATTGCTTTGCCACATTCAGGGCTTGAACAAGAGCATCCTGCCCCAATGCAAGTATTGTATACAGATTATCCCTTGCACTATTATAGTCTGCATCAACCTGTTCTTCCTTTGGTGCAATGGTCTTATAGTCATAGATTGATATTGATTTGACTTCTTCCTCAAACTCAACATCAATTGGGGAAACATCTACTATTTCAAAAGTTTCATTTAAGCTCATGTTATTCTCATATATCAATTCCAAGATTAAAGATGTCGAAGTCAGACAAGTAGGAATCGGGGATACCGTCTATATGTATACCAAGATCCACCAGTGTTGTTGTTAGATACTTGTAGGAGAAGTGAACTTGCATCTTCATAATGTCTTTATTTGCATAGTCAAGTTGAATTGGCATAACCATTTTTGGATATGCTTCGTTTAACCTTACTCTATACTGTTGCTTGTTCTGTAGGTCATAGGTAAAGATGTCAATACGAGTCTTGTACTTCTTTGGCCAGGCATTGATTCTTGTTTGTGTGTCCTGAATCTTATCCATCCATATATCGAACATGTACTTGACAATCATCTTTGTATCGACATAGAAGTTCAAGGTAATTGGTTCATATAGCTTCTCATAGGGAACTTCTTTAAATTCACCAAAGTCTCTCACCTGACTTGTTCCAAAGGAAACTCCTGGTAATGCTGCTTGATCACAAAAGAGCATTACCTTTGCAATCTTCGACTTAAACAAGTTCTCTATTGCCATTGATTGTGGAAGGCTCATCATTACAGAGAAGTGGCTTGGTCTTGCCATTCCTTCCTTGGTATTGCTAATAAAGTCTGTTAGTGTTGTCATTAAGTTCTTCCCTTTATCGAATCTGACCACACTCTTGCAATGGATGCCTTCATGAAACGGGCAACTGGCAGCATCATAGCTGTATGCCATTCATTAGCGGGGATTTCGATGAATGTTGATTTTACATGGGTGGTTAGATAGCGTTTAATACAAGCCTCAGCTAGTTTGAACCTCGATACACCCTTTATAATACTCCATGAGTATTTGATCTTGGTAGTTTCATTTAACTTAGTGTTCGTTGCATACTTCATTAGTCGAGTCATTAGCTGAACACGATAGAAAGGTGGAAGATAGTGCATGTTAAGACCAATAAACCCATCATCTAATGCTTCATAGGGAAACACGAGGGGAAATCTATCATAGTAGGGCATTGAGTCTTTTGTCTTGGGATCATAGTAATACATATAGAGACGACCAGGAATAATCTTTGATACAACCTTTTCCTCTCCGAATAGCTTACGCTCGTTGATTTGCTTTGTTGCAAGAATAGAAACCTGCTGTTGAAACCAAGTCTTGGACTTGATTACAATGTTGGCATCGTATTTGTACTTCTCAAATATTTTTTGTAGGTCTTGACTTGCCATAGGTTATACCTAAATCATCCTCTGTTATTATCTTGAATTCCCAATTTCTATCTGCGCAATACTGTTTTGCTGCTGACCACTTAGCTTGATTAACCAGAAAGGTAGATGCTTCCCTTAAAAAGGCTTTTGTTTTCCTCTTGCTGGTAGGTGGAAAGCATTGAGCTTTTGGCTTCACTTCTATTAAAAAGGTCTTGCCCTTGGATGTTGTGATCTTGAAGTCCACAAAGTATCTATGACCTTTCATATCTATAGGTGATATGTATGGGATAACAGTTTCTTCTGAACTCCATCTTATAATAGCAGGATTGTTATCACACCATAGAGCAAACTTTGTCTCCCAACTTGATCGCATAACGATATTAGTGGGATCGCCACTATATTTATCTGGGTTGATTGGTTTGTATTTTCTCTTGTGGTACATCGTATAAATAATGGTTAAACGGAATAACAATATTTATATAGGACGAAAAATGTCGATAATCAAAGACCTTGGTGAATCAATACTAGACAAGCTAAAGGATAGTTTTACAGGTGCCTTTGGGGTATCTAGTATGACATATCCATCTGATCTTATGTCATCTGCATACGGTCATAGCTATGTTGTGTTCCATATAAACGTCAATAGTAGATCAAGAGTGCTAAAATCAAATACCAATTTGGTGAGTGGTAGTCCTAGCGATCTTGGATCAGAATTAGCTGGACAATTGGCAAACCTTACCGAATCAATTGGTCTTCCTGGTGTTGTAAACAAAGCAACAAAACGCCTTGCGGCTTCCATTGCGCTCTATACACCCAACGACCTATCAATTGAATATGGTGTATCATGGAATGAAAACAACAATATACTGCTTTCTGGGGCAATGGAAGGTGGGGAAGCGGTAACAAAGTATATTAAGGGATTGGCAGGAACCAATATGCCAAATGAAAGGATTACGGGCGGTGAAGGAGTTGGAATTGGTGCCGAAGGTGCTTTTGCTTTTGGCCTTGGTGCAGCGAACCAGCTTGGATTAGGTGGTATTGGAAGTGCTGTTGGTCTTGCTCCTAATCCAAAGAAGGAACAACTGTTTGAGGGTGTTAACTTTAGAAAGTTTCAAATGCAATACCTATTTGCACCAAGAGATGCCGCAGAAGCAAAGAATGTGCAAAAGATCATCAACGCTTTTAAGTATCACATGCACCCCGAATTCGTGTCCAAGTCAAAGTTCCTCTACGTCTATCCTTCTGAATTCGACATCGAATATCACTATAAGAGTGGAAACAATCCACACATTCATAAGCACACAACCGCTGTACTAGAAAACATGGCTGTTAACTATACACCCAATTCGGTATATAACATCTATGATACTGGAATGCCCACACAAATTGGTGTCACACTTAACTTTGTTGAGCTAATGGTAGCAACCAAGGAATCAATCGAGGATGGCCTATAATGTACTTCTCTGAATTCAATAAGATATATTATGACTTTCCCGATAACTCTCCTTCTGGACGATTCATTCAGGTACTAACAGACATAACACAGAATGTTCGAGTGCGAAAGAATGTTCTCGAACAGATCACACTCTATGATGAATATGATATGCAGGATGGAGATACTCCTGAAATCATAGCCGAAAAATACTATGGCAATCCTGAATACCATTGGATCATTCTGCTTGTTAATCAACGCTATGATTATATTAATGACTTCCCTCTTCCTATGTATGAACTAGAGCAACATACCATTAACACCTATGGGCCGGATCAGGTTGATAATATTCACCACTATGAAAAGGATGGATACCATACAGAAGCAATAGGAACTCTTAATGTTCCCGCTTCAATTGTTGGTCAATTTAAGATAAATGATCTAATCTCGGCTCAACCAATTGTCTCGGGCATTGTAGAATCTGTTAACACTACCACCAATGCAATTGTGGTCAATACAACTCGTGGTACCTATACACTCGGAATGCGATGTAAGATAGGCGAGTCATTGGTTTCTATTACTAATCTAAGCTATGATGGGGACGTTGCCACAATCATTCTTCCCCCTAGTGCCATTAGAGTAATTCAAGTTGGTAATATATTAGAATCTCTATCGTCTATTACAGCAAGAGTTACTACCGTAATACCCGCATCTAATCAACTTGTTGTAAAGTTTAGTACAGGTAGATTTGCTATTGATGGAACAATGTCATGTACTGTAAAGGGAATCAGACTCAACGTAACAACACTTAATAATGAATTCATAGACCTCCCTGGTCTTGGTTTTATTGTTCCCCTAAACGGATTTGCACTCAACGACACCTACGATATTATCACTAATACTATGTACGAAGAAGCCGAAAATGAAAAGAAAAGAAGAATTAAATTGATCTCCCCTACACTTGTTGATCAGTTTGTAAACGAATTCAAGGCGCTAGTATAATGTCAAGACTACTTGAATTTGCGGGTGATGTTGAGCTTGAAAAGGTAATTCTCTATAACCTTTCTGGCAAGAAAGCAAACATTCTTGGGCAGGTATTGGCTGTTGAAGTCTATGAAGACCTCTTTACTCCCTTTAGAACCCTAAACATTATCATAAAAGACTCTGTTGACTATATCACAAAGTTTCCCTTTATAGGGGAAGAGTATCTTGATGTAAAAATATATACTCCTACAATAGAAGAAGATGCTATTGAGGGTAAGTTCTATGTATACAGAATAGCAGATAGACAGCCATTAAAGAATCGTGAGGTTATCTATACATTAAAGGCCATATCAGAAGAATGGGTTACTGATATAAACACAAAGCTGAGTCAGACATTCAAGGGTAACTGTTCTGAACTTGCCATGAAGATTACAAAAGATGGTCTAAAGACAAAGAAAAATATTATCATCGAAGACTCTATAAATAAGACAGCATTCACGGCGGGTTATTGGAATCCCATTAGATGTCTAAATATGCTTGCAACTAATGCTGTAAGCACAAAACAATCCCCTTCCTTTTTGTTCTATGAAAACCGTGATGGCTTTAACTTCAAGGCAATAGAAACACTGCTTGAGGCAAAGACCTATAGAAAATTCATACGGGACAATTACTCCAGAGATCGTGAGTCCAATTCCACATTTTCTCGTCGAAACACAGACGAAGACTATAAGAGAATACTTGAAATGAGTGTTCCTGATGTGGGGGATTACTTCAACGAAACGCTCAATGGACGACTAAAGTCACATATCATATCACATGACATTGCAACGAATGAATATATTGCATCCGACTTCAATGCCAAGAAGGGGGTTCTACTCAATCCAGAACCAGGCTATAAGAAACCAGTTGCGAGCCCCAAGGGATCAACCATTGTAATGAATAAGCACTTCATGTCCTATGATGATTATTCAGATGCAACTAATGTAACCACTATTCAAAAACGCTCATCCTTCTTCCAGAATCTAATTAAATTCAAAGTCACAATGTTGGTCCTTGGAAGAACGGATTATAAAGTGGGGCAAATATTTGAACTTTCTGTACCAAAATCAACAGAAATTCTCAAGGGCGATGCAAATACAGATGATCCCATTGTATCAGGAAGGTATCTTGTATCGGCAGTTGCTCATTATATTAAGAAAGATGCTCATGAGTGTTCGATTGAGTTAATTAAAAATTCTATATTAAAGACAGATTAGGATAATATGTATATAGTTTATAAAATTACAAATCTAATCAATGATAAAATCTATGTTGGTGTTCATAAGGTTTCTGATATAAATCTAAATGATGGATATATGGGTTCTGGTAATGCTATTCGTACTGCAATTAAAAAGTATGGAAAGGATAACTTCAAAAAGGAAATTCTAGTATCATTTGAAGAAGCTGAGGCTGCTTATTTAGCAGAATCAATGGTAGTGGATATGGATTTTGTGTTGAGAAAGGACACCTATAACATGAAATGTGGCGGGTTTGGGGGCGCTAGTGGACTTGGAAAAACTCATCCAAATTATGGAAAGAAAATTTCTGATGAGCAAAAGGCAAAACAATCTATAGCAATGACCGGGAGAAAACACTCTGATGATCATAAAGCAAAACAATCTATAGCAATGATCGGAGATAAAAATCCGCAGTTTGGAAAAGTTGGAAAATTGTCCCCAAATTATGGAAAACCATGTTCGGATGAAACAAAGGGAAAGTTATCTATCACTAAACTTGGTCACAAAAATCCAAATTATGGAAAGAAAATGTCTGATGAAACAAAGGCAAAATTATCTGCTTCAATGCGTGGTAGGAAACATTCACATGAAACAAAAGCTAAATTGTGTATTATCCAACAAAATAGAAAACCAATAACAGAAGAAACAAGAGCAAAGAAGTCCTCAGCAATGATTGAATATTATCGTAAACGTAGGGAGCAACAGTAATGAACCCCCTTGGGCACATCTGGACTGGAGTTGTAGAAGATAGAATGGACCCACTAATGTTGGGTCGATGCAAGGTAAGAATTTCTGGTATTCATACACAGGATAAAACTATTCTTCCTACTGCGGATTTGCCGTGGGCAAATCCGATGATGCCAATTCCTCAATCTGGGATTAGTGGAATAGGAACTACCCCCGTTGGCCCAATGCCTGGGACGTGGGTCTATGTTGCCTTTCACGACGCTGAACAGCAACAACCAATTCTTCTGGGTGGTATATGTGGTGTTCCTCAAAGCAAAACAGCACAACTTGTTAATAAGAGTACAGGTAACATTTTTACAGAAGGTGGTAAGCAAACCGATCCCACTGGTAATATAATTGGAAGTCTACAAGATGCTGCTCAAAGTGTCATTAGTTCAGCAGAAGAAGTAGCAGCATTACCGGGTGAAGTTGTTGCTGGTCTCAATGATATTGTATCCGCAGCAGAAGGCGTTGTGCAGGGATGTATAGATGCCGCCATTGCAGCCGCAGAAGCAGCCGTCGCAGCGGCAATGGAAGCAATCAACAATGAAATAAATGAACTAGTATCTGATGCCCTGGACGCATTTGGTGATATGACTGATCTATCATCTATTACTGGATTATTCCAAAAAATAGCATCAACTGTTGGTGGTATTCGTGATGAAATAACTGGGGCGATTGCTGGTGTAGTTGCAACAGAAAAGAGTATTGCCGCTGAAATTGGTTCCTTCTCTTGTGGAAAACTATTAGATCCGTCACAAGCACTATCCGCAAGTGAGGATAGAAGTTCTAATGAAACACAAGGATTTTGTGATCCTGCTGCTAAGTATCCGCTACGAAATTATATGGATGAAGCTGATACGAATCGTCTAGCAAGGGGAAAGGTAAAGGGAACTCAAATTGAATATCAGGATCTTGGAAGAACCGTTGGCATTCCCATTGCTAATAGTAAAGACACATGGGAACAACCTAAGATTGTCTATAGTGGAAAGTATCCCCATTCCCATGTAGTAGAAAGTGAAGCTGGCCATGTAAAGATTGTTGATAACAATCCAAATTTTGAAAGTGTCACCGAAATGCACCGTTCTGGAACCTATACGACTGTTGATCCAAAGGGTTCAAAGATTACAAAGATATATGGGGATGGTTATTCTATTATTGATCGCAATGGGAAAATATATATTGCAGGAAGATGTGATGTTGCTGTTGGTAATTCCTGTAATGTAATTGTACAGGGCGATGCTAATCTACAGGTATATGGCACATCCAATCTCACATTCCACGGTAATCTAAACGTAGGTGCTGCTAATAATGTGAACTTTGCTGTAGGTGGCGATTTTACTGTTAAAGCTAATGGTGAGGTTAAGATTGATGCTGATAAGGACATTTCACTACGATCAAAGGCTCAATTAACAGGAAAGGGAACTCTTGTTGCACTTCAATCATCAACAATGATTTCACTTAAGGCCGCTGCAATGGTTGCAATAGATGGTTCCACATTCCACGGTCAAGGTGGTTACTCCCTTCCAGTTGCTGATTTGCCTAGTTTTCTTCTACAACCTCCTGCAAAGGGAAAGGGTAGAAAGGATAAATGGACCAATCCCCTAGAAGTACAACCTAGACCGACAGAGGCATAACGGAGGCATCATGGAAGAAAGTATTGCACTAGAAAACTTTTGGTCAGTCGGTGTTCCCGCTTGTGGGCTATACGCAACGCTACCCGCAGGACCTTTTAGTACAACATCTTTTCTCTGTAACAAGCGTGTTCTCTTTAGGGGAATAACACATTACATACACCAAGAACATGGTAATTCCGATCACACTCAAGAAATGCGTGTTATTGTCGATCCGGGTAATTCAACCTTCTTTCTTGAAGGTAAGCCGGTTGCTTTAACATGGGATCTTATTGGTTGTGGTGATAGAATTCAACGTAATCAAGACTGTCAATCATTTGGATAAATAGAAGATGAGAAACACAAGAACTTATAAGGACGTAGACTTTAACTTTATTGCTCATCCAAGGACGGGAGATATTAACATCCGCTATGATGAGGAAGCAGTAAAGCAATCCATTCGTAATCTGATACTGACACGCAACTATGAGCGACCATTCCGCTCTAATATCGGATCTCAGATAAACAATCTTCTCTTTGAGCCAATGAGCCCAATGACTTCTCTGGTAATGAAACGTGTTATAGAAGATTGTATTAACAACTTCGAGCCAAGGGCAATACTGCTACAGACCGATGTTCTTCTTGATGCTGATAAAAATTCCGTGGTTGTTTCTATTACCTTCAAGATTCGTAATACAGAAGAACCAGTTTCCGTTACAATCATCTTAGAGCGCACAAGATAAATGAGCACAAATTCAAGAATACAAGTTTCCGAATTAGATTTTAATCAGATTCGTGCTAACCTGATTACATTCCTCTCAGGTCAATCGACGTTTTCTGATTATAAGTTTGATGGGTCTGCCCTTTCGACGTTAGTTGATGTTCTGGCCTATAACACTCACTATAATGCTCTGTATACTAACCTTGCAATCAATGAAATGTTTCTTGATTCAGCGAGTAAGAGAAGTAGTCTTGTGTCGCTTGCTAATAACTTTGGGTATCTTCCCCAATCTGCTAAATCGTCCCATGCTGTTATTGATGTGACTGTTGGACCACCTGTATCTCCTGCCACACAAACCTTAACGCTTCCCAAGTTATCTCCATTTAATGCAACGATTGATGGTGAGTCTTATACCTTCTATACAATTGATGACCACACAGCAACAGTGTCCCATACGTCTATGGGCCTACCCTACTATAAGTTTGTTGGTGTTAATGTATACGAAGGAACACCAAGATCAATAACGTATGTGTGTACAGTAGAAGATGAGAAATTTGTTATACCCTATGACGACATTGATCTTTCTACTCTTAAGGTTAATGTACAAGCAACTGGTGAAATTGTAGACTATAGTACCTATGCCCACGCAAGTACCGTATTGACACTTGATGATACTAGTGAAATATATTACATAAAGGAACTCGAAAATGGAACATATTCTCTTTCCTTTGGGAGTAGCAATCTTGGAAAACCAATTGATATAGGTAACGTCATTACCCTTACTGGATTGACCACAAGTAAGTCTCTTGGTAATGGTGCAATCGCCCTTACGCATGGTGGGATTACCATGCCTGGATCTATTTCCGTGGCGGTAACAACCCCTTCCTTTGGTGGAGAAGATAAGGAAACCTCTGATGAGATTAGGGCTAATGTATCACAATTCTTCTTTGATCAAAACAGGGCAGTGACGCCATCCGATTTTGTTTCTATCATTAAGCGTTATTGGACTGATATTGATTCCATTGCTGTATGGGGTGGTGAAAATAATGATCCTATCGTATTCGGCAAGGTGTTTATTGCGATTAAACCTGCGAGTAAGCTCTATCTAACAACATCAGAAGAAAATACAATAAGAGAAACGATCCTTCGCCCCCGTACAACAACTTCACTCACAATGGAATTTGTGAAACCATCCTATATTGATATTGAAGTTAATAGCACTGTTTACTATAACAAACAAAAGACTTCAAGATCTGCTGATGACATTAAAAACTCTGTTAGAAATGCCATTACAAACTATAACAACAGAGAGCTAAAGCGATTTGATGGTGTCTTTAGAATGTCTAAGTTCTCGACTATGATTGATGCCGTGGATACTTCCATTCAGAGTAATATCACAACTATTAAGCTATATCTTGCTATTGATCCTAAGTACAACACAAGCTCGGAATACAAGATCAACATTGTCAATCCAATATATCATTCAGGTGTTGCGGAAGAAGCGTTTCTTAGCACTGGATTCTATATTGACGACACAAGCGACATTTACTATCTAACGGATGATGGTATAGGGAATATTATTCTATATAAAAATGTAGCAGGCGTGACCTCTAAGGTATTAAGTAATGCTATCGGAACCAGCACCATTGATTATGCTGCCGGTAAAGTGACCATTACCGGCCTGCGTATTCTTAGATTAGATGATCCAAATTTCAGATTCATCATCAAAACAGCATCTAATGATGTAGTATCGGTAAGAAACCAGATTGTGAATATTCCTAATTCAAGAGTTACCGTAAATCTCATTGAGGATGCTATATCTGCTGGTGTGTCTACTGGTGGAACCAACCATATCTTCACAACAAGCAGAAACTAAATGATTAAACAATCACTTCTTGTTCAACGTCAAATTCCCCAGCACATAAGGGAAGAGTACCCTCTATTTGTTAAGTTCATCCAGGCATACTATGATTACCTGTATGAACAACAACTATTTGATATTGAGTCGATTCATGACATTGAAGAAGTTGCCAATCTAGCGGCGCAGGATAGCCTTTATAACGCCTTCATTGACAAGTTTAAGTTTGAACTTGCCAAGAACTTCCCCATTCACATGGTTGAAGACAAGGCCCTGGTATTTAAGCACCTTCGAGAGTTCTATTTATCAAGAGGATCAGAAGAGTCTTTTAAGTTTCTCTTTAGAGTTCTGTTTAATAAGAGTGCCGAGATCTTCTACCCATCATCGCAGATGCTTAGAGTATCAGATGGTAAGTGGGAACAGGACACGGCTATCTTCATTAAACCAGTTGTTCAAACAGAACTTGGTGACATATCAGGCAGTTTTGTAAAGATCACACTATCTAGTGGAAGAGTGATTGATACCTACATAAATCGAATTGTGCGATACTCATCAGAGATATACGAAGTCTTCATTACAAGGGAACATACTGCTGAAATAGAAGCAGGAGACACATTCGAGATAACGAATGACCTAGATGATGTTGAAATAAACTCGGCAATATATAATGGAACTTCTGTTACGGTTTCCTATACACCATCCAATCATGTAATTGTAGTGGGTGATGTTGTTACTATAGTCAATTCTGACCATGATGGGTCTTATACAGTAACATCCGCCACCGCAACAACCTTTTCCTTTGACTATACATCAATTGACTATAATTGGACCCGTGGTGGAACTGTTCGTATTAACAAAACGACTTCTGTTATTCTTCCATGTCCATCAAAGGTAAGTGTATTTCGTGGTGGGTCTGGATTTAAGATTGGGGATATATTCTCTCTAAAGACCCAAAAGGGTAATGGCTGCGTTGTTAAAGTTCTAAAGACCGCCACTGAAAATGGCCTTACTGGAGTAATAAAGAATATTCAAGTCATTTCCTTTGGACTTGATTATGAGACAACATTCTATTCATATCTGTCTAGTTCTGATGTTGTGTCGCCAGAGTATGTTCATCCAATTAAACTTGGTGCTGGTTTTCCTGTTCCCGGAGATCCATCTTATACAGAAAACAGTGGTGGGTTTGCTGATTCTGGTTGGATGTCAAGACAAGAATACTTCTACTATGATGATTCAATTCCTTCCACTATTCCTGCTAATAGATACTATGCTGATCCATCCTATACAGGTACGGTACTAAATCAGTTCTATACAGACAATACAATTGCAGAAGATGAAACAATTGCAATTATCAAAATTGAACTAGGGGGAGTTGCAAAGTACCCAGGCTACTATAGGAACAATGATGGATTTGTATCAGACATCATGTACATTCAGGATGGACTATACTATCAGACATTCTCCTATGTTATTCGAGTAGAAGAAGAGTTATCCAAGTATGTAAACATCATCAAGGCACTTGTGCACCCTGTTGGAATGAAGGTGTTTTCTGAATACAATATATACAATCAGGTTAATCTTGTAACAGATGTGCCCTCTCTTAACTCATCAATATTCTTGCCATTCTTTGAACAAACACCATCCACTATTACCCTTGGTGATATGGGTATTGGTTATACAAACTACATTATAACTATCGACGGTGAAAATGTAATTACTACACCAGACTATAACTCTGGGCAGATATTCACTAACGGCAGCCCCTCAAAAATTGTCACAAAGTTTGTTCCTATTGACTACATAACTACAACTGATGCTGTTTCAAAATCTATTGATACTATGTTGCCAATAGATGCTTTAGGCCCTGATACAATTACAATGCAAGAAAGTGAATTCATCCTAACGCCAACTATTCTCTTCTTGGAAGATTACAACGGATTGAGTGACCCCGGAACAGAACTTGTAGAGATATTAGTTGGAAAGATTCTTGCAAGTAGTATATCATTTACCGAAGCACTTGCTATAAACAAATCAATCCTAATTCCCGTAGCTGGATCTACTATAGAAGATATAAATATGCTTGATAGTGGAAGAATTATAATGAATTCCTATGACGTAGGATTCAATTCTTACTTTGATGTATACGACGATTATCAAGTAACGACACAAATTTAGAACTAACGGAGAAGAACATGATCGAAAATGAAATGAAATTAAGCGGTAATCTTTGCATCAAAGTTATTGATGAATTTGGGAATGTGAAACAGGAAGTTTCTGTTCCTAATATGGTTGTAACCGCAGGAAAGAATTGGGCAGCAACAAGATTAACAACTGATTCTGGAAAAATGACCCACATGGGAGTTGGAACTGGTTCTACAGCAGTTGCGTTAACAGACACAGCCTTAGTTACAGAATCGGTTAGGGTTGCATTAAATGGTGGTGGAAATGGTGATGCAGCAGGAAATGCTATTCAGTTCCAAGCGGCATTTCCTGCTACTGGAGCGACTGCAATTCTTAGAGAGGCTGGTATATTCACTGCTTCGACTGCTGGCACAATGCTTGCAAGAACTGTTTATGATGCAATTAGTAAGGGTCCTTCCGATGCTATTACCATTACCTGGACAATTACACTAGCATAAGGAAAGAACATGGCATTACTTAAGTTCTCACTAAAGACTAATATCGTTAAGTCGATATATTCTGCTATTGTGTCAAAAACATCAGCTTATTACTACACCTATGGGCAGACGAAAGAATGGCCGACTGTACTAGATCCCATTTCCGGCGATGTTATCTCTAGTGAAACCCTATTGCCACTTCCTGTCGATTCTCAAGCATTTGAAATCGAGACTCGAAAGAATATGGTATACATGAAGTTAATTGACTCTAATGATGCGGCTGTTGTTGTGCGAAGGGTTAATTGGACTATTGGTACTGTCTATGACATGTATGATGATTATTCACCAGACAACCTTGCAGCTTCTGGTGCTACGTCGCTACAAACTTCTAATTACTATGTACTAACCCCAGACTACAATGTATATAAGTGTTTGTATAACAACAAGGGGGGATCTTCTCTGATCCAACCTGTTGGAACGTCGCTTAATCAGTTTGAAACGAGTGACAAGTATGTGTGGAAGTTCATGTATACTATTCCACTTTATCTGCGTCAGAAGTTTCTAAACTCTCTGTGGATGCCTGTAACGACTGCCCTTAGCAATCAGTTTTATTCAAATGGTGCTATTATAGACTATACGATTGAGAATGCTGGTGCGGGATATGTCGATACTACATGGAAGGTAAAGGCAATCAATGTAATCAATGGTGGATCTGGTTATGTGGATGGTGACGCCATTGCCTTTGATATTCCCGCTGCGGGTGTGCAAGCAACAGCATCTATTGTTGTTGATGTGTTGGGTGGTGTTGCATCTGTTACAATAACGGAACCAGGATCGGGATATACAAGTCAACCACCAATTGCATCAATAACAACAACTGCTGGAACAAACTTTGTATACGACATTGAATATGAGCGTGAAAATACAGTAGTTGGATCTTATTGGACAGAAGCAGTAATAACTGGAGATGGGTTTAATGAAAAGAATCCATATTCTATAAAGGGTGATACTATTATCCCAATAGATGGTGGTTCATTTAATGCACCCGTTGTTGGGGACATTTTCTCGTTTCCTGTTCCTGAAAAGGTATATGGGAGACAACCAATTCTAGTACCTCATTATGCCGGTGCATCGGCACCTTATACAATCGACTATGTTGAAATTGTTGATCCTGGATATGGTTACACAGTCCCACTTGTATTTGGAACTAACGTAACCGCCCCGGCATTAACTTCACAAGGGTTTAATTGCACATTTGGAACAGTTGCAGAACAAAAGAATGAAGCTGTTTTAGTTCCGGGTATTGGAACAGATGGAACTCTACATGCAATATCCCTTATCGACTCTGGAATTGGTTATACCTATGCAAATGTTGATATTAAACTATGGAAGATGACTGAATCAGGACCAGTTGAAATAGATGAAGCTGCCACAAGTGGGCCAACCTATAAAGATGGATTCTCTAAGGCAACAGTTGCTCTTAATTTCAGTATAGGAAACATTGAAACAAAGCAATCAACAGTTGAATTGCTTGCTGTTAATGGTGCTATCTCAATTATTGTCGTTGAAAATGGTGGATCTGGTTTTCATACTGGAGACGTTGTAACAGCAATAGGGGATGGAAATGACTTTTCTGGTACTATTGTTGCAGGAGCGGGTGGTGCTATTACAGGAGTTGATATTCTTAACCCCGGATTTGATTATACAGAAGTTGAATTCTCTATAGGGGATGGGCTTAATACAACTGGCATTCTTAGGGCCGTTCTTCCTCCCGTGGGTGGTCATGGTAAGGATGCTGTATCCGAATTGTCTGCGCATACGATTATGTTAAGTGGCCGTCTTGGACTTGAAAAGATTCATCAAATTGATTTCAATGATGTACTTGATCCACTCTACTACAGACAGATTGGACTTCTAAGAGATCCCTATAAATATGGACACAACCTGTTCTACAAGAATTCGATTGGGTCAACAACAGCCTTAATTGAAGTATCAAAGATTGGCAATGATTGGTATACATCCTTGGCGATTGGTGATACTCTGTATTTAAGTTCTGATATAAATAAGACATATACTGTAGTTGGAAAGAAAGAATTTGATACCAAGTATTCAATTGTAGTAACTATGAACACAAATCATGCTCCCGTCACAGGAACATCACTAACCTTCCTTTCCGATAGCTTTGTTACTATTGGATATGTCGCTCCCGAGATAAATAAGTTTACAGGCGAGTTGATGTATATTGACAATAGGGATAAATTCCTTCCCACTTCTGACCAAACAATCATCACCTCTACACTAATATCCTTCTAAGAGAAAGCAAATGGCATTAAATTTTAATACAGAACCATTTTTTGATGACTATTCAGAAACTGATAACTTTCATCGAGTTCTCTTTAGACCTGGGTATGCGGTTCAAGCAAGGGAACTAACACAACTTCAAACAATTCTTCAAGAACAGATTCGTCGTCATGGCGATCACATGTTCAAAGAGGGGGCAATGGTTATTCCTGGGCAGATTTCCTATGATACGAATCTAGCATTCGTTAAGTTGGAGTCAACTGTGGATATTACCAATGTGCTCGAACAACTTGTTGGGAAGGAAATCAAGAATACAAGTGGTCTTATTGCCAAGGTTGTTACCTATACAGTAGCAGAGACAGTTGGACTAGACCTTGAACCCAATACCCTGTTTGTGAAGTATATGAATTCACTACAGGATGTTGATGGGCTTAATTCTACTGTTGTATTTAATGCGGGAGAATTGCTGTCCCCTGTTGATGGAACTTCTGGATTGGGTGTAACGGTTGGTAATGATACGCCAACTGGTGTGGGTTGCTCTGCTACTATTCAAAGTGGTATCTACTACATTCGTAAAAACTTTGTGCGAGTTGATGAACAGACAATTGTTCTCGATAAATATTCTTCAAGTCCAAGCTATCGTGTTGGATTGCGTTTGGTGGAAGACACAATCTTCCCAGAAGATGACGAATCTCTATTGGACAATGCTCTAGGATCACCAAACTATGCCGCTCCGGGTGCTTGTCGTTATAAGATGAGCCTCGTTCTCGATAAGATTGTTGTTGATACAAATATTGTTGCCGCCCCCGGAACTGATATTGATTTCATTGATCTACTTAGATTGAAGAATGGTGAAGTTCAATTTAAGATTGATCGTACCATCTATTCTGAGATTGATAAAACTCTTGCTAGACGCACCTTTGATGAGTCTGGGGACTATGCACTTTCACAATTCGATACAACAGTAAGAGAGTATAGAAACAATTTAAGAGGGGCATGGGGAACAAGCAAGTATTTCATTCAGGGTGACTTGATTAAGGTTCCTGTTAATGTCGCAAATCTATCAGAGGGTTATCTATACTTTGTTGCTACAACTAATGGGCAATCGTCAGCAAGCACAGAGCCAACTTGGAGTACATATCAAACTGTAGAAAATTTCACAGATAATACTGTAATTTGGGAACATGCCCCAATTCCGCAGTTTAATAATGGTGTGTACACCTTTGCCACAGATAATGCTGCCTATAACAATTTCACATTAAACGACCATATTCACCTAAGCTCAATGGCAGCTTATGGCGTTGAAGCAGGTAAAGCCTATGTCCGTGGTTACGAAATTGAAAAGATTGCAACAGAATACCTACCTGTTTATAAGTCAAGGAATGTTGTGGGGGGATCTGATTATCTTTGTGATTATTTCGGCCTTCCTGCTGGTTCTCTCCCTGCGATAACTGATTCTGTATCCGAAAGTAAAACAACAACTATTGACATGTCAATGGGTTCGTATATCTATGTAACAGATGTGAAGTATCTCCCCGACATTAAAGAACTGACTCGTGTAACACTGTATAGTGTGGATAAGGCCACCGCCTTAGCTGGATTGTCAACTGCTGCTAATATTATTGGATCTGCTAGAATTAGAGCATTTGAAAAGAATGCTAATGTAAATGGTGTAACAACCTACAAGGTGTTTTTATTCGACATTATTACCAATGTTGGAAGAGACCTAAAGAACATCAAGTCTATAGTTGCTGGAACAACTGCTTTCCAATGCAACATCAACAAAGTTGTAGATACCCCAACGGTCATTAACGCTCCCGATGATGGATCGCTGCTATGGAGTATTCCTAGCTATGCAGTTCAAAATATCAGTGAAGCTGATTATGTTGTTGTGAAGAAATTCACTTCAACAGCAACTGGCACAGGACCTTATGAGGCTGTGTTCACTGCTCCTACTGGTTACACCTTTGAAAGTGTATTCGATGATGATAATTACATATTCTGTGAATCAGATGGCGATATTGTTACACCAGGAACAGCAGGAGAAGCCCTTAGCATCGTTAGAACTAATGATACGACAATAACACTAAAATCAGATGCTAGTGGCGTATACACTATGTTTGGGTCAATGCGTCGAAACGCTTCTAGCGCAGAAGGAGTTGCAACACAAGCTGAATTAACTCTTTCACTTGAAGAAGGATCATACACATCAATAACACCATCAATCGTCCAAGCAAAGACAATTGAACTTCCATATCCCTATGTAACTCGAATCACAGCAGTTCTTATGTCTCTTGCGGTCGATTCTCCTTCAACAGACCCATTTGCTTGTGCAACTCCCATATACGATACTAATATCACAAGTCGTTATTCATTCAACACTGGCCAAGAGCTAAGTGTTGTAAAGAACTCTTCTATTACCCTAGTTGATGGTTATGCGGCACCAGAAGGACCAATTACGATTCAGTATGAGTATCTTGCCTATACTGGTTCTGATAGTACCTATGGACACTTTATTGGTGTGAATTCGTATGTTCATTCCTCTTCAAGAGTAAGATATGACCAAATTCCCCAGGTTTCTTCTTACAATCTGCGTGATAGCATTGACTTTAGGCCATTTGCGGCAGGGGCGAGCTTTGTAGAGCACTATTTCCCAAAATATGGTTCTATTGGGTCCTTTACCTATACCAATGCACTATCAAGAATTGATAATGTTGCTCTAAGTAGCAATGGAACCTTTATGGTAAGCCGTGGTATTCCTTCGGATAACCCATTTGAGCCCGCTACACCAAAATTGGCTATGCGTCTTGCTGCTGTAACACTTGAGCCATATACATTTACAAGGGGACATCAAGTTGGTTCTGTCATTCAGCGTGCGGAAAACAAACGCTATACAATGAGAGACATTGGCAAGATTGAACGTCGAGTTCAAGATCTTGAATACTACACAACGCTTTCAATGACAGAGCTTGATACAAAGAATATGCGTATCATTGACGAAGCTGGGCTTGACCGTTATCAAAATGGATTCTTGGTTGACTCATTCGATGGTCAAGGAATTGGTAATGTGGCATCTGATGATTGGAATTGTTCAATCGACAGCCAAAATCGTGAACTTCGTCCGTTCTTCTCGCAAAAGCAAGTGGGTCTATTCCAAGACATGAACTATGCAACTTCTTATCAAGTTACTGGTGACTTGGTAACGATGAAGTATACAGAAGTTCCAATGATTGTACAAGACAAGGCATCTCTAACAGAAAATGTAAATCCCTATGCGCTATACGCATGGAGAGGTTCGCTTGATATTACACCTTGGTCTGATACATGGTTCTCTACTGAATACAGACCAGACATTATTATCAATGACAACAGTCAATATGACGCTATTATTGCCAAAGCAGAAGCAGATGGTGTGCTTGGTACTGTATGGAATGCTTGGCAGGTACTTCATAGTTCAACTAAATCGTTGAATCATAGAACTGTTAACCTTCCGTGGTCGAGAGATAATGGACGTTTCTTTGATAACAATTCAGGATTCTGGAATAACTGGACTTCCTTTAATTCAAGAGACCTAACACTCATCAATAGAGGTAATGCAGGTCTATGGAATGTGTGGGGATTTGGTGTTCCTACCCGTGGAGTTGACACTACAATCTTTGAAACACAAGCAACCGAGACAACTTCTAGTAGAATAGGGACAACATCTACTATTGTTGATCGTGTTGATTCGAGAGTTGTTGATGAACGTGTTGTTGATACATCAGTTATTCCCTACATTAGACCAAGAACGGTTCTCTTTAGTGGTTATGGGTTTAAACCATCTACTGCGCTAACTGCATTCTTCGATAATGTGCCGGTTAATGACTATATCACCCCAGCCACTCGTTTTGAAGTGACCCCTGTTTCAAATTACCCATCTACATTCGATGTAGAACGTAATGCTGGCTCGGCGGCATCTACTAGCTTTGCAAGAAAGATTTACTACGACGAAGGTGCAACAATTGAGGGAACTGTAACAGTTGCTAATGGAAGCACTGCCGCAACATCTAGCAATACAAACTTCAATAGAGATACCCTTGTTGGAAACCTATTAAACTTTGGACATAAGATTCTTTATCGAATTACTGGAATTACTGGTATTCATGACTTGTCCTTTACTCCTGCGTATACAGCACCAACTCCTGTTGGTCCTGTTCAGGTAAAGGTAATCAGTGATAAACATAACACGGATGAAACTGAAACAGCATTCACGCATGGAGAAGTTGTATCAGTATCGGGAAACACCGCCAATACTGGTATTGTGGTGGGACAAGAAAAGGTTCTGGTCAATGGTGTAACAAAGTATTACATCTATGTACTAAACATGAAGGGAACATTCAATACAGGGGACGTACTAGTTGGCGAATATGGTTCAATAGCACCAAGAGTTACAGTGGTATCCCGTCAAGACTTCAATGTACCAACAACGTCCGAAACTGGATTGCTGTGTGGTATGTTCAATATCCCCTGCAATCCGCTAATGAGGTTCAGAACGGGCACTAGAGAACTCCAATTCTCTGATAGCGATGCTGCAACTAGCGAATTGAGGGCACTACAACAATCGACTGTTGGTAGTGGAATGTATGTAGCAACAGGAACACTTCAAACCTCTCAACGTACTATTCTTGCAACAAGAACGGCGCAGGTTGTATCTGAACAGGTAACAGAAACTAATACAGTTACAACAACACAAGATAGAGTTGTTCGTGATACAGGATGGCGTGATCCGCTCGCACAAACCTTCCTTGTACAACAAAACGGTGGTGCTTTTGTTACTTCTGTTGAATTGTACTTTGCTACTAGAGACACCAAGGTACCTGTAAGAGTTGAAATTCGTGAGGTTGTTAATGGCTATCCGGGTTCTTCTGTTCTTCCTTTCTCAAGAGTAGAAAAGAAGGGTATGGATGTGAATGTTGATCCATCATTGGGCGCAACTGCTACTAAGTTCACATTCCCATCACCCGTGTATCTACAAAATGGCATTGAATATGCTCTAGTTATTGTGTCCGATTCTAATGCCTATCGTGTTTGGATCTCACAAACAGACCAGATTGATGTTATCACAAAGACAAGAATTAGTTCACAACCTTATAATGGTGTGTTATTCAAGTCACAAAACTCAACAGCATGGACACCCGATCAGACTCAAGACCTTAAGTTCAAATTAAATCGTGCTCTATTTCAATCTGGCACTGCTACTCTGACACTCATTCCGCCGGATCTATCCTATAAGGATCTTGGTTACAACCCTTTGTACTTTACAAGTGGCACTGGTTATATGCGAGTGATTCACCCTAATCATGGTCATGTTATTGGGGAACATGTTAAATTAAAGAGCCGCATTGTTGTAACAGAAAATATTGCTGGTATTGATCCAATAAACATTTTCAATAGAAACGATTTAACAGTCGTGGCGGCTGATATTGATTCCTATGTTGTGAATCTTGGGTATAACGCAAACAAGACTGGATATGCTGGTGGGGGATTCATTTGTGCAAGTGAGAACTTTGAATTCTCAACAGCAATGATTGATATTGGAGAGCTTGTTCCAGAAGGTACTAACATAGCCTATTCAATGAATACTATGGAACATGGTGGTAGTACCATAATCAATGATCAGGTTGTTCCAAAGGAAAACAAGAGCTTTAACTCAGTTCGTATCTATGGATCTGATAAGATTTCTGCTTATGGAACTGGAACTCCCTATGACCTTGGCGTTATCTGTTCTCTTACAAGAAACCCGTCTATGGATAACTTGAGTCCGGTTATTGACCTT